GAATTGACTATGGCGAAGCCAAACTTCAGCGACATCTCAGCCTCTAAAGAGGCTACAGGCCGACAGATCTCAGCGATTGCAAATCGCTTTGCGAAGCTGACGAATCCAGAGGATTCGTGGATGCTGACCAGAAAGTACACTGCGGTGCTGTACAGATTCCAAGAGGAATCTGGCAAGAAAATTACTCACGGCGAGATCCAGAAATTCTTTGCCTGCCGCAAAGTTCCAAAGAACTTTGCAGATATGCTTGAGACTCCAAAGGAGTCTCCCAAGACTTCTACGAAGTCTCCAAAGCCTTCTACGAAGGCTCCCGCCAAGACTTCAAAGAAGTCTTCACCGAAGCCGAAGGCTTCTCCCAAGGTGTCTGAGACTTCAGAGCTAGAAGCTCTGAAGAAGCAAGTCGCAGACTTGACTGCCGCCGTCCAAATGCTTCTGAAGAACTCTTAAGAGTTCTTCAAAGTCTTCAAAGACCCCAGCTTTGCTGGGGTTTTTTATTTATAAATCCTAAACTCTAAAGGAGTTTTGTATGATTACATTGGAACAAGAAAAAATTGTTGTGGATGCCATAAATAAAATGGTGGAAACTTTGAAGAAAAACAAAGAGATACGGCACGAAGATCTAATTGAGATAACTCTTTTGGATGACTTTGAAACATATAAATTTATATTGCTGGGCGATGCCCAATTCGCATTTGATATTTGCGGCCCGTCGAGGTCTTAGGGATTCTAGTCTTTAAAACCCCCTCACGGAGTGAGGGTTTTAAAGACGTAGAAGCCCTTAGAGAGTCGCCGAGTCGGCTCTCACTCACCCAAACTTCATTGCACTTGGAGGTGCTTATGTCTCAGTTCGATTACTCTACTCTCGACCCCAACAAGCCTGCTTCATACCGTCAGTTTAACGGTGTTGCATATCATTTTGCTCAGTTGCACACCAAAGGTGACAAGACAAAAACATACATGACAACTCGTATGTTCAAAGCTATTTTGTACAAGTTTTATAACGAGCAGAATATTCAAATGACTCATGGTGAGGCTCAAAAGTTTTTCAAAACCAAGCGAGTTCCTGCTCAGTTCAAGAAATTAATTACTATCCGTAAGTAATTTACCCGTCTTGGGTGGGCATAGTTTGGTTGGCGCTATGCCATAAAATGGTAAACTCGACACCACAAGGTGTGTATATAGTTTACAAGTCAACCATTCACCCTAAACTTTTCTTGGAGATATATTATGCGTTTTCTAGATTCTGAAACTAACTCAGCTTTTGGTGTAACTTATCACGTTATCAACAATGGTACTGCTCCACAGCCACTAAATTTTCGTGGTCGGCAGTCTGGTTGGAGAGATCGGTTTGAAAAGATGCAAGCAATGGAATGGTTTGTTGTTCCAAAATCAGATCAAGCTAAGACTCAGCAAGCGGCTGTAAATTATCTCAGAGGACGATATAGTTTTTACAGGATCAACGAGAAAGGTGATATGTGCTTGTTGAAACTTCGTTAATCCGTGGGGGAACTTCGGGGGCTTCGGCCCCCTTTTTTATTTGGAGGATATTATGTTTTGGAATAATGAATGTGGTCACCCAGAAGAAAATTATATTTGTAGTGTCATTGGATCTACTGATTCTTATGATGTATTTGTTGTGCCTAATAGATTTGATAGTCGGACTGAGTTTTGTCTGCGTTATGGCAATGAAGATTATCAATATCTCAGCAGTTGGAATTGCGAATGGATTGAGCGACGAATCTCTCACTTAAATAAATTCGGTGAGACAGTTCAAGATAAACTAGAATTAAAAATGTTTCAGGCTCTGAAATATGAAATACAAGAAAATAATTATTGGGATCTCCCGTGGGATCTGACCCCCGAAGTTAAAGAATTAGTTTAGCGGGGCTTCTACGTCTTTAAAACCCCTTTACCCTGTAAAGGGTTTTAAAGACTTAAGAAGCCCCCACCGTGACGGAGACAGCGAATGTATAATGTTCATGCCAAAGCCGTGCAAGATTATTCTAGATTATCAAGCGACAACCTTGCCGATGTTGTGTTGATGGTTGTATTGAGTATACAACAGCCGTGGTTTGCGGTTGGCGACCAGCTAAAAGATGTAAAACTAAATGGCATCGACTCTAGATTTATTTGGGGCAACAAAGTAAAAACATATAGGTCACTCATGTCCCGCAAAGAATTTATTTATTCTCAGTATCTTGCAGTGCTTAACTCAAATAAATCTGATGATGACAGGGCGCTATCATTGATGAATGTATTTTTGCAGATTGATGGCTTAGGTATGGCAAAGGCTGGATTTGTTTGTCAGCTAACTGCGGGACTTGTTGGGTGTATTGACATTCACAACCTTCGGATGTACAATATCCCGATGAAAGATTTAAAATTATCTAAGTCTTTAAAGTCAAAGGCTATAAAGAATCGTCGTGTTATGAATTATATTTCTATATGTCACGACATTGGTACAGAAAAGTTATGGAATACTTGGTGTAATACTCTTGCTACCAAGTCTAAAAGATTTGAGGATGGCTTTCATGTATCCCAAGTACATTACAGCTATCTTCAAGATGCGGTAAACTTTTAACTAACTGGAGACATATTATGTCAGAAGTAATTTCTATCTTTGGTACTCATCGTCCAGCAGATCCTTTTGCTGGTAAAGGTTATGGTGTTGCTGATTTTCCTGTTGCAACCCGTCCAATGCTTTACTTCAATGATGACACCGACCAGTGGTACGAGTCATCAAAAGTTGCTGTTGTTCGCACAGATACTATGGACGAGCTTGGTGTTCATGGTAAAAACTACAAGCCCGTTGCACCTCGTGAATTGATTGACGCTCAACGTGCAATCATTATGCGTAGTGGTTTAAAGACTGACGGTATCATTGAAAAGATTGAGTGCAGTCACAATGGTGCGGCGACATTTGTAAAGTATCGTTTGCCAGAGCATAACTATCTTACTCCTGACGGCGACAATGCCACGCTTACTTTATTGGGCGTGACCTCCCTCAACAGTACGTTTGCTTTTATTATGTCAGCAGGCGCTCATCAATCTGCTTGCTTTAACGGTCAAGTATTTATTACCGGCGAGGCTGGATTGTTCAAGGCTCGACACACCAAGAACTTGGATATCAAGCAAGCCTCTCGCGCTATTGTCAAGTCTCTTGAAGTGTTTGAAAAAGAGCGTGAGTTGTGGCAGACTATGTACAAGACTCCGGTTACTGAGAAGCAGGCCATGTATACTTTTGCAGAGGCCGCTGGCTGTCTTGATCTGGTTCAGGCCGCAGTTCACGAGAGTGGTGTATCTTGGTCAGCAGTATTTGACAAGCTCCCTAGAATGAATAGTGCGTTAACGTATCTTGCCAAGGCTTGGAATCAATACTCTCAGAAAATGGGCAAGACTCAATGGGCTGTTTACAATACACTAACGGATTGGTCTACTCATGCTCCAGCACCTACCAAGAAGTCTCAACTCAACATTGCTTCGGTTAATCAGAAGCGTTCAGAAGTTGTTCGGAAGGTATGCAACTCTGATGTCTTCCGTATCGCGGCCTGATTATGTTGATATCGAATCTCTTGTTCAGCTTTATATTTATATCAAGCCTAATCCTGATTACAGTGGTCTGGCTGAATCGTTAAGAAATCTACACTTCACTGAATCAGAGATCTTTAATATCCTAAACAAAGTTCGTGAGGGATATTACTAAATTGACGCGCCCTTCGGGGCGCTTTTTATTTGGAGGAAGTAATATGTATTACATAGCATCCCGCAACCAACGCGGCAGTGGCGGTATGATTATCTGGTCGCACATTAAAAAACTAAATGCTTTTAAAGCTACCGATGGTATGGAATATGTAGTAGCTAAAAGCAAAAAAGAAATGGAGCGATCACTACCAATTTATATTGGTGTTGGTGACAAGCTTATTAAAACTAGACGGTATGAAATTACTTGGCTTGATGAGTTCTTTGGATAGGAGATGACCATGCAATTAACCAAACCCCAGCAAGAATCACTCAAAAGAAAGTGGATGTTCTGGAATGAAAACGAAAGCTACCTAAAGTTTAGGCGTGGTGTTCAAGAAGTATTTATGGGGGAAGGTGCCGTCTGTGTGCGGTGGAATGGTATGTGGTTAGTTATAGAGTCGGATGGTTACACACATTCTTAGGAGATTATTATGGTTATGAATTCTATAGAACTAATGCACCACTGGAGAAAGCATATCAGAAGTGCTAAGGCTGGCTCTCTAATCGGCGCTAGAAAGTATAAGAAAATGTTTGGTGAGACTGCAAATATTGTCGGATACTTTGAAGGCAAAGCGCAGGCACAAACAGAGGCCATAAACATAATTGAATATATGATTGAATATCAGGAGATGTTTCATGGGGACGGCTAGTATGTATGGCAATCAAGTCATGGAAGCAGAGCTTGATTCTGATTGGATGACAACGGATGTTTTGATTGAGTTTATACATCATGGTGACGAGGAGAATTTAGTTGAAATTGTTTCAGTTAAATCGCACGGAGTTGATATCACTAGCTGGGTCAACATGGATTATATGTTTGATCTTGTTCGTGATTTCATAGCAGAGGCTGACTATCACTGGACAGATCATGGAGACTAACATGAAAGAAAAAAGATATGCAGTAGAATGTTTTTCTGACGGTGAGTTTTATCCCGCTTACGATAAAGTTTTTAACAATCTACCTGACGCAATCTTTGTTTTAAATGAGGAGTTGCAGACTGATCCAGAGATGTGTCATAGGCTTGTAGAATATGAAACAAAAGTTTTGTTAGTAGCTGGAGACTAATATGAATATCTTTTATCTAAGTAGCTGTCCACGCCAAGCCGCCAAAGATATGTGTGACCAGCACGTTGTCAAGATGCCACTTGAGACTGCACAGATTTTGTCCACGGCTCATCGTGTTGTCGATGGTACAATGGTGATCGGACAATCTTCTTCAGGTCGTAAAGCTAAACGCTGGGTGCTAGATAGATACGACGATAAGTTTTATCTTGCCGCCCATGTCAATCATCCCAGCACTGTATGGGCTAGAAAAAGTATTGAACATTACGAATGGTTGTACGAACACTTTGAAGCACTCAGCAGGGAGTTTGAGAATCGCTTCAAGCACAGTCACAAAAGCTGGAACAAGCTAAAGTTCTTTACATCTAAAGCACCAAAGAACATCGGCGTCTCTGGCTTTGTCGATCCACCACAATGTATGCCTGACGAGTACAAAGATACTGATACTGTCAGAGCGTACAAAAAATATTATGACTTTAAGTTTCACGATTGGATGGAGAAAGGGAGGCCCATGAGATGGACAGAAGCCGTATAAAAGAATTCTTTTTTCTTTTGCGTAACTCGCCTGAGTACTTAGGTATGTTAGTTGTTACCACATTCTTTTCTATTGGTATTTTAATTGGTAAGTACATTAAATATGGAGAGATCTTTTGAAAAAATATATTCATGTTAATCAACATAAAATTCGTGCGAACAAAAAGCATGGCACGGACGAGCCTGTAATTACAATTAAAGCAGGACGTAGTAATACTTACTGTCACGAGGTCGAAATACTCGGCAGTAGTGTGATAAGGTATAGCGGCAACGGCAAGCCGATACTATCCTGTGGTGCGCGTGTTGTTATTGAAACCGAATCCGATGTAAAAATTGTGAGGTAACGATGAGCATTGATGATGCAACCCCTGAAGAATGGAATAAATCCAGATCCAAAACCATAACCGGAAAACTTTATCATCCTGAAGATAACCACCACCCCGTTACTAAGCCCCAGCACTATAATAAAGGCGGGATAGAAGCTATTGATTATATTAAACAACAGCTTGGCTCCGGCTTTGGAGACTATTGTGCAGGGAATGTTATGAAGTACCTTCATAGATTTAAATACAAAAATGGAATAGAAGATCTAAAGAAAGCACAGGTCTATTTAAGTTGGTTGATTGAGGATCAAACAAAGTGAGGAAACTTCTTGGGCGTCTTAAACAAGACAACGAATTTTATTACTCAGATATTCATGGTCGCAAGCACTATGCAAATGTGATGGCGGCAGGCTTAGAGCTTGCTGACTACTTCAAACTTAATCCAAAACTCTTTAAGTACTTTGCGTATCTCCATGATTCTTGTAGAGAAAATGAAGGTAAAGATCCGTTGCACGGACAACGTGCGGCAGAGTATATTGAGTCTGTGAAACACTTAATTGATTTATGTACGGCAGAGCGTTGGATGCTACAATCTGCCTGTGCGATGCATACCCACGCGCAACCGTGGGATGGTCACAAATACACACTGTTTGAGAAGTGTGCTTTTGATTCAGACCGTTCTGATATAGGGCGTGTTTGTTTTGCTGTTGATCCAACATATTTATTTACTTGCAAAGGTAAGGAGCTTTTTGCAGATGAACAAGAATATTACCAACAAGATAGATGGGCGGCAGTATACGCCTGAAGAAATTGAATACAGTTCTCGTATTCAAAAGAGTGCCACACCAAAAGGAACATTAGATTGGTATCTGAAATGGGTGGCTAGTGTCTGGCTAATAGCCGCTATTTCTTTTCGTAGTACAGGGCTACCGGAGCTACAAATATACGATATGTTTTTGAGCTTCGCTGGTACTACACTATGGGCTGTTGTTGGGTTTATATGGAGGGATCGTGCAATCATTATAATCAATACTATCGCGGCTGTCATGTTATTTGGTGGCTTACTTTCTCAAATAATCGGTGGAGTCTAATATGAACTTCGATCAATATCAAGAGCAAGCATCATCAACTGCACTATACAAAGATAAATTTTATCCCATCGCATCTTTGATGGTGGAGGCGGCTGAGTTATCCGACCTTTTTATCAAGCCGATGTTGCGGGGAGATGACCGTAAAGTAGAACGTCAAGATGTAATATCAGAAGCCGGGGATGTATTGTGGAATCTTGCCATGATCCTGAAAGATCACGGGGTTGACTTGTCTGAAGTAGCGGCGTATAATCTCGCTAAACTTCAGAGTCGTGCTGACCGTGGAGTGATTCAAGGATCTGGAGGTAATCGTTGAAGATTATACAAGGTAACTTTAACAAAGATAAATCAAAGTCTCTTAATGATAAAGTCTTAGAAGGTCTTACAAAACTTAAAGATCAATCTAACGATGAAGAGATTCGATATCCATTTATTTTGATTGTTGACACTGGAGAAGACTTAAAAGTTGTTTCAGATATAGACATGGAAAAATTTAATTTGTTGTTGGACTTAGTAAAAATGACCGTGCTTACTGGCAATTATGATTAGGGGGAACTGTGGAGGAAGAAACATTTAATATTGAAGATGCCTTGTGTAAGGCGTTTGTTATGAGCTTGGGTACAGGCTTGCCGTCACCTCAAGCAATGAAGA